CCGGGATTCTTATCTTAAGACGTTTGTTAAGGCAGAGAAACTCAACTTCAATGTAAAATATGACCCGGCTCCTAGGGTGATCCAGCCTAGGAACCCCAGGTTTAACGTAGAAGTTGGTTGTTATCTCCGGCCACTGGAAAAGAAGATTTATGATGCAATCGATAATATATTTCAATCTCCTACCATTATGAGTTCGTACAATGCATTTAAACAGGCTGCGGTTTTGAAAGAAAAATGGGACTCTTTTTCAAACCCAGTGTGCATTGGTCTTGACGCCAGCCGATTTGATCAACATGTATCTAAACAAGCATTAGAATTTGAACATACTGTTTATGACAGTATATTCCATTCAAAGAAGCTTAGAATGTTGCTTAAGATGCAGTTATTCAATAGGGGGATAGCAAGGGCAAGCGATGGATGGTTCACATATGAGAAGGAGGGATCTAGAATGTCTGGTGACATGAATACTAGTATGGGTAATAAATTACTCATGTGTTTCATGGCCAAATATTATTTATCCACTCTTAATTTCAGATGTGAATTTGCTAATAATGGTGACGATTGTCTTATTTTTACTGAAAGGAAAAATTTGAAAGGCTTGGATGATATGGAAAAAATTTTTGAGTCTTTTGGATTCAATATCGTCAGAGAAACACCGGTAACAGAATTTGAGAGAATTGAATTTTGTCAAACCAAACCAGTTAAATGCAATGGCATTTGGCGTATGGTCAGAAATGTTACAACTTGTCTTACTAAAGATGTTACATGTGTTAATCTCGGGCATGATGTTGAAATGTATCGCCGTTTATTATATGATATTGGGACTTGTGGGGCCGCATCATCTAATGATGTACCCGTGCTTGGATCCTTCTATCGTATGTTACAACGGTTTGGATCAACAGGTAATTATATGGGTAAGTGGAATAACGAGTTTACGTATTATTATACTAGTTCTCGTAATTGCCATTGTGACTATGATAAACCTGATGAATTCGGTAGATACTCCTTTTGGTTAAATACAGGCATTAGTCCAGACGAACAAGTTCAGCTTGAAGGGTATTTTGATAGAAGTGTCTGGGGAGCAGATAATCGCCAAATTATCGATTTTGATCTAGAACGTATTATCTTCAATGACAAAACTTAATAACAAACGCAAAGGTCTGAAACGCAATCCAATGCAATCCGAAAGGAGGCGGATACCTCGACCAATATCAAGATTTGATGGACATCTGTTATGTGGCACATTAACAGTACCAGCAAATGTCACAGGATCTAACAAAGGGTTAGACTATCATTTAGTCGATACTCAGTCTAATATTGGAATATCTCGAACACATCTTAATATCACCGATTCTTATCAGCAATATGTTTATAAGAAATTGGTGTTGGAATGGTTACCAGGTGTTGGGCCAGGTCAAACTGATGCTCAATCTCAGATAGCTATGGCGTTCATAGATAATCCTGAAGACATATTTTGGGTGACACAGACAGCTACTTCATCAACTATTTCACCAGGAGTCTTATCAACACGTAAGGCTTTTGTGTTTAATGCTTGGGAAAGAGTTACATGGAATATACCTCTCCGCAGACGTAGGAAGGTATTTAGTGTTAATACTAACATCTCACAAACTGTCGCTGAGTATGAAAGGTGCACACAAGGAGTAGTAGCTGTAGCTATCACAGGTACAGCAACTGCAGCCATAGTGCTGGGTTCATACAGATTTTATTATGAAATCGAGTTAACCGGTCTCATGTCGGCACCTGGGACCTAATCGGTGTGCTATGTACAATCATCAGGTAGCAATAGCTTCCAAGGGAGAGGGCAAATTCCTAGTGTTGGCGCACTTCCGCTCATATGTTTATATTGTATGAAGGGGGAATTTTATCTTGGAAGAGTGTGAGATGGTAACATAGAGGTCAAGGC